CGTCAACCGGTGAAATTACCGATTCTCGAAAGATGCTAACAATGACCGAGGACTTTTGGTTCCCTCGTCGTGGTGGAGAAAGATCAACTGAAGTTGATACCCTCGCAGGAGGTAATGCACCAGGATTGAGTGGTAACGAAAACTTAGAGTATTTTCAACGTAAATTATACAAGGCGTTGAAGGTACCTTTAAGCCGTTTAGAACCAGAAGCTATGGCAACCTTTGGTAGAACATCTGAGATTACTCGTGATGAACTAAAGTTTGGTAAATTTATTAGGAGAATTCGTTCTCGCTTCTCATGGATATTTAATATGGTATTAGAGAAGCAATTGATACTCAAAGGTATATTAACACCTGAAGAGTTCGCAGAAATTAGAAATGATATTCGTTATGACTTTGTTAAAGATAATTATTTCGAAGAATTGAAAGAAGCTGAAATTCTAAGAGAAAGATTAAATACTCTTAGAGATGTTTCAGAATACACTGGTAAGTATTTCTCTCATCAGTGGATTACGAAAAATATTCTTCAAATGACTGAAGAAGAACAACAAGAAATGGAAGATGAAATTGCGGCTGAAAAGGAAGCAGGCGGTCATCAAGAGGACGAACCGTTTTAATAATATAAATAAAGGTAATATAGAAATTAAATTAGGGACTAAACATGAAAAATTTTAAAGATCTAGTTTCAGAAGTTGCCCAACCAAAGGCACCTGAAGAAAGACGCTTTAAGGATCAACATATGATTGAGTTAATCAAACATCCTGTTGCTCCTGACCATGTCTTCACAGGTGAGATTCCTGGCAAAGGGGAAGCAGCAAGGCCTGCTGACCAAAAAGGCGATGTAAATTACGATAAAGCGTATAAGAAACGTGTATCACAAACATTACCTGATAGAGGTACAGGTGATGGCAAATCACAAGAGGAAGTTGAAGAATCAACAACACCTATTAGAAAATCAATTGTAGAGATTCTTGGAGTATCAAATAGCAGAGAAGTTAAAAAAAGAAGAATTGGTAGCTTCTTGCGGTTGTGACGAATCTTGCGAACATTGTGGCGGAGAACATAAGGTTGAAGAAATTGGTAAAGAATGTTCTTGCTGCGGCAATGAAATTAAAGGTATGCAGGAAGGTGGTTGTTCAGATGATAAAGTATTAAAGGCAGAAAAGAAACCTGTTAAAAAAGCAGAAACAAAAGAAGCCGATGATACAGAAGCATCTAAAACTATTGAGCCTGAAGTTCAAAAGAAAAAAGTTTTAAAAGGTGAGGACAAACCAAAAACAAGTCCTACACAAGTTACCATTAAAGATTCAAATGGAAAAACAATTCAAATGACATTCAAAGAAATGTTAAATAAAGTTTCAACCGAGGAAGAATTGCTTGAAAGTCCCCAACAAGAAATTCCTATGATGTTGAAACAATTACATTTTATTTGTTATGCCTCAGAAGAAATTCAATCCTATTTGAAAATGGAAGGACAAGATCCTGAAGAATGGTGGCAAAACAAATTAGCAGAAGTATTCTCAAATGTTAAATCTCTATATGCTTATGCAAAAGGAGATCAAATGGTTAATGCTAAACCTTTATCTGCTTCAAAGATTTTTACTAAAGCAGGTATGGCATACGAAAGTATCGAAGCGGGTTCTTTTACATTACAAAATAACGAAGTAATTGAAATTTCAGAAGAAGATGCAGATACTTTAAACAGAATGTTTGAAGAATTAACAGAAACAAACAAAAATGAAATGTACAGTGTATTCATTGCTGATGAAGCAGGATACAACGAAATTTTAGATTTTGCTAAAACAGTATAAGGAATATTAAAGATGCCGAGCATAGTTAAACCACTAAGTGTTCCAGTTAATATAACAAGTGGAGCAAATACAATTTTTGATGCTACTATTGCTTCGGTAACGAATACAGGTACAGTACCTGAATCTATTATTGTAGTAGAAACTGCAGGAGAAGTTTTTGTTAGTCCTGGTGCTACAATTTATGTTGAAAAGGAATCGTCTCATTCACTAACGGCTGCGGGAGCGGCCGCCGCGGTCTGGGCGACAAAGATAGCATATAGGGCATAAACTGATTATAAATAGTTTTTAATAGGGAATAGATATGAGATTAATAGCAGAATACACAGAAGATTTTGTAGAAGTAATTACCGAGCAAAAAGAAGACGGTAAAAAGAATTACTTTATCGAAGGAATCTTCATGCAAGGCGATATTAAAAATCGCAACGGAAGAATTTATCCAAGTGCTACTTTAGAAAGCGAAATGAATCGCTATGATAAAGAATTTATTCAAACTAAAAGAGCACTCGGAGAGTTAGGGCACCCTGATGGTCCACAAATCAACGGGGATCGCGTTTCGCATTTGATTACTGAAATGAAACGTGATGGCAACGATTTTTATGGTAAGGCAAAAATCTTATCAACACCGATGGGGGAAATCGTTAAAAGCCTATTAGACGAAGGAGTAAAGATCGGAGTTTCAACTCGAGGTCTTGGTTCGGTCAAGGCAGGTAGAGATGGAGTAATGGAAGTTCAAAAGGATTTCCATCTTTCTACTGTTGATATTGTCACTGACCCTTCAGCACCAAACGCATTCGTAAATGGTATCATGGAGAATGTAGAATATTACTACGATATTGCTTCTGGCAATTGGAGAGCCACTCAGGCTATCGAAAATATTGTTGAAGAAGTTGAAAAGAAAGTGAATAGAGTAGTAAGGACTATTGATGAAGCAACGGCAACAAGAATGTTTGAAACATTCGTTCGTTCTTTGAGAAATTAACTTTTTATAAATAAAAACAGTCAAGTTTATTATAATTAAATATTTGTAGATTTATAACAAATTTAAAGGAGAAAAATAATGGCAGACGAGAAAAACACATTCGTTGCTGATGATGGTATTTCTAGTGTACCTCAACCTGTGGCACCTGAGGGTGGCGAAGGCAAAAAGGACAAGCTGAAGAAAACAACTACTGACGAGCCAAAAGGCCCTGTAGACGCTAAGAAAGTAACACCTGAGCAAGGTAAAGCTGGAGAGCCAGTTCCTACAGCAGAAGAAGTTGAAACAACTGAAGAAGTCGAAACAATCGAAGAGGTTGTGGTGGAATCTTCAATTGCATCTATCATCGAAGGCGAAGATTTATCCGAAGAGTTCAAAGGCAAGATTAGTCTTGTATTTGAAGCCGCATTAAACGAAGAAGTAAACAAAAGAACTGAGACAATTCGTGAAGAATTAACTAAGTCTTTAGACGAAGCATTAGAAGAAGCAGTAACTGAGAAATTAGATACTATTACTGAAAATGTTGATAAGTATTTAGACTACGTTGTTTCTGAATGGATGTCAGAAAATGAAATTGCTATCGAAGCTGGAATTAAAGTTGAAATGGCAGAATCATTAATGTCAGGTCTTAAGAACTTATTCGTAGAGCATAACGTATCAATTGATGAAGAATCAGTTGACGTTGTGTCTAACTTAGAGACAACAGTTTCTGAATTGGAAGGTAAAGCAAATGATTTAGTAAACGAGAATATCGAATTACAAAAGCAAATTGCTACTTACAAAGCAGAACAAAAATTTGACGAACTTTCAGAAGGTTTATCTGAGAATCAGGTAGAAAGATTGAAAGTATTGTCTGAAAAGCTTGATATTGAAGATCTTGACGCTTACGCAGAAAATCTTCAAGTAATTAAGGAGTCATTCTTCTCTGACAAACCTCTTGTTGAAAAGAAAGATGTTCAGGACGAAGATGACGAAATTATTCTAGAAGAACAGGAAGTCGCTAAACCAACTTCTGATTACTCTTCTATTAATGCTCTTGTTGAAGCTTTCAACACTAGAAAAAAGAATAATTAATAAATTGGTTTTTAATTAAATTAATATTAATAAAGGAGATCCAAAATGGATAACTATTCAAGACTAGTGGAAAAGTGG